ATCATATAAACTTTTGTATGTCCTGCAAACTTTATAAAATCACCTGACTTGAGTCTACCTGAACTATCAGCTCCAAATCCATCCATAGCAATAGTTGTGTCCCCCGCTGTGTGTGATCCGTTTACAGATACGACCTGATTCTCAGATCCTCTAGTGCTTTTTACTTCAGGTGGAGTAATTGTAAAATTTTCTTTTGATGCTCTTTGTTTAACTATAAAGGCCATAAGCTCACCATATATATCAGATCGTTTTCCTATAATAATCTTTGCAGTAAAACCAAACCTTTGATTGTCTATTTGTCTTGATAGTTTTTTTCCTGATAAAGATTTGGATATGATTGTATTTTGTATTGATCTGATTCCCATAGTTGAGAAATCAGCAGTTGATATCGGAAACGCACCTGACATTAAATTAACTCCCCTCTACCTTTTTCTGTTAAAGCATTATTTATTATTGATGTGATCGTTGCTCTATTTTCTACTAAAGCCTGATCAAAGCCTCTAGAGTCTATTGTGTTTATATTGAAGTTTACAACAGCAGATCTACCACCTGTGCCTCTAGCTGATTGAGTAATTTGACCTGTGCTATTTGGAATAAACATTTCTGCACCTCTTTCACCAACTAAAAGCGGTTGGCCTTTTCTAACAGCTCCACCATTTGCCATAGCTGTAAAACCTAAAAAGCCCATTGGATTACCTGACATTAACATCATAGTAGATTGTATTTTCAATTGGTTTCTTAATTCACCTGTTTTCTTTTTTTCATTTTCTAATGTATCTTTACTTAAAAGATTTTTTATCTGCTCTTGGATAACCATTTGGATGGTGAATGCTAGAGCCTCAACTAATAACTTTTGAGCTAGTTCTTTAAATGATTTATTAAGTTCTTTTCCAAGTACAACAGCTTCTGCAAGTGATCTAGAAAAGCCTTTTACTCCACTTAATATAAATTTACCTATTGTGTCGTTAATAGATTCTAAGTCCTTTTTAATTTGGTTTTTAATAGAGTCTTGTATTTTGCTAAATGATATCAAAGTTTTTTCTGAGCTTTGCTCTATTCCTTTAAGTTCTTTTTGAAGTTCTGCTAGTTGCTCTTTTGATAATATTATATTTTCTTCTATTTTTTTTATAAACTCATTTACACTTTTAAATGCTGCACCAAACTCCTCTGTCTTTTTAGTGCCACCAAAAACTTTATTTGTTATTGCATCAAGATCAACACCAATAGCTTTTAGTAATCCAAGAATACCTACTATTGCTATTTTACCTGTTCTACCAAGCATTAAGAAACCAACAATACCCATTTCTCTTATACCTGGAGGCAGACCTTTTACTACATCTATTAGTCCACCAATACCAACAGCAACGACTTGAAATATAGGTCGTAATATATCAAGTAAAGCTGCACCGCCAAGTAATGCTTGTTTTATAAAATTAACTAAACCCTCACCAACTGCTGTTGCAAATTGAGTTAGTGCTTTTGAGTTATCCTCTATCCCTTTGTTTATGACTACAAGTGCATTTTTAAAAAAGTCAAAAAAACCAGCTCTATTTGTTTCTAATTTAAATTTAAATAATTTATCTGATAACATTGAGAGAGTACCAGTAAATGTAGTTGCAAGAACCTCAGTTGCTTTACCAAATCTACCATCCTCACCAAAGGTATCTTCAAATGCTTTTATAGTAGCCTCTGCCGTAACAGTAGCTCCAGCTTTAAATCCTAATAAAGCTCTAACACCTCTTTCTCTAAATACGTCTGCTGCTGCTATACCACCTGCAAAGGATCTTTGAATTTGCTCTGCGGTTTGTCTAAAGTCTAATCCTGTAACTGCTGCAACGTTACCAGTTATTTTAAGAATACGAGTTAGGTCATCTGCATCTTTTGCGACAACCGCTAGGTTACCTGATGCAGATGATATTTCCTCTAGGGAGAAAGGAACTCGTGCTGCAAAGTTAATCAAGTTATCAAATGCCTTTGTTCCTTGTTTAACGTTACCAAATAAAAAATTAAATCTAATACCTAAGTTTTCAACTTCAGATCCTACTCGTACAATTGATCTAATAGCAACACCACCACCAATACCAAGTAAGGCAGATTGCACAGAAAAAATTGATGCTCTTAAATTTGCTAAACCTTTTTGGACACTACCAAGTGCTGCTTTTGTCTTATCACGAGCTAATACATTTAAAACTAAATTTTGTGCCATTATAAAGGTCTCTTTCTATCGTATTCTTCTTTTTCTAACATAAAATGTGCTATCCACAAATTAAATTCCTCTTCAGGCATATCTAATACCTGCATCAAGGTTATTTTTAACCTGTCTGCTACTATTAGCATATTTCTAATTTCAGGAGTAGTGTTTAGTTTTTTTTTGACTCGTAAGCTGACGTTACTTGAACCATAGCAGTCGATATTTTTGCTAATACATCAGAATCAACTTTATGCATAATATCCATTTTGTCTGTGCTAGAGAAAAGTTTATTACCATCTTTATCTAAAGCCTTTAAAATAACTACGTCAGCAAGAATACCAACATCATTCAAATTACTTGAGCCTGAAAATAGTTTTTTCTTTTCAGCAAGTGTTATTGGCTTCCAGTAAATAACAGAGGGTTTACCATCCTCATCAGGCCACTCTTCAATCTCAATAGATTGGATTCCTAAAGCCTCAAAGTGAGATTTAGCTCTATCTATTAGTGACATATATTCCTATTACTCAGCTCCAATTGTCAATGCACCAGTTCCCTGAAATGTTACAGATCTTGCCACGATACCATCCATTGGTTGGTTTACTGACATTCCTGTTACTATACCTGAACCTTCAAATTTTCTATCGCCTGTAGATCCACCTTCAGGTAATAATTTAAAAGTTAAAGTTGACCCAGCAGTAAATTGTGTTTGAACACTATCTGCTTCGTCGAAGTGCATTTCTAGAGTTCCTGAAAATGACGTTCTTCCTGCAACAAAAGTTTTTGCTGCATCTGCCATTTTTGTACTTTCAACAACGTCACCTGTAGTTTCTAAAGTGAATGATGTAAGTTCACCAACTGCTGAACCTCCTATTACTACTTCACCTTCCTTGCCGTGATGAACACTCATAATTTTTTCCTCCGTTAAAGTTGTTTATATTATTTTTCTTGTTCTTCGTCAAACTCTTCTTCATCTTCTTCTTCCCAATTTTCCTCTACTTCCTCATCTTCTGAATGATCCTCTTCAATCTCTTCTAATAAGTCTTTTGCTTCTTCGCAAAGTAATGATTCTTTATCGTGTAATTTTTCTATCTTATCTATAATTTTTTTTATCTTACTAACTTTGTTTCCTATTTTTGCCATCGCTTATCCTTTGTTATGGTGTTCCTGATTCAAATGTGTAAATACACCTGATAGTCATCCTGATCCCACCAATAGGGAATAAAGTCCCCTCGTCAGTTTCAACAGATATAACTTCTGTATCAAGTGCATTACCACCTCTAGTAATATCAGATTCTAATTCAGTTTCAATAGCGGTGATAAGTTGATTTCTTTTAGTGTCAATATTTGTTTCAGCACCTTTAACAAAACCTGATAAAACGAAGTCTATTGTTCCTTGCCTTCTTTTAGCCCCACTTCCAATTTCTATATCTTCTCTTGTTTCCTCGCTAGTTTGAACTATTACAACTGGATATTGTTTATCTGATAACTCATCTAAATCAAAAGGTTGTCTAGTTACCTTTTTAATTGATGGGCTAGTTATACCGCTTATAGTTGAAGCTATATTTGATGCTATATTCTCTCTATTACTCATAATCTAAACTTTCTAATTTCTTTTTCCATAAACATTACAAATTCTCTCTGTATAATCTTTTCTGTTCTTTTATCAAAACCAAAAAACTCTCTTTTTGGTTCATTTAATACTTGATTAAATAAAGCCCTTTGTCTCATCTCAGCATTGTTAAAGAATATAGTTGCTTTTCTATTTGATTTAACTTTGCCTGTTATAGATCCTAACATTCTTCCAGTATAAAATAAATCTACTTTTTGAGGTTTACCTTCAGCTTCAAGCCTTTTTAGATATGACTCACTATAAGGAGCAAACTTACGTCTTTTAAAATCTTTTTGTTGCTGAGTAAGTTCTTTAATAATTGATTGTAATCTGAAACTTGCTCTTGCTAGACCTTTACGAGTTATGCTTGGAAATTTATTAAAAAATCTATTTAATGATTTTTGTACAGATTTTGCGTTGGATTTGATCCTAACATCTACTGCCATTATCTAACTAGTCTGCCTGTACTATG